CTCTCATGGTTAGTCTTAATATCGCCATAATCTTTACCTCTATGAGAAACAACCTTTAATGCTTCTTTTAATAACTGCTCTCTATTCATCTTTATAAACCTCATGTATCTTTTTACTTACATAACCATGCACAAACTTTTCCGCACTTCTTCCAATTCTTTCCATGTCAGTAAGCTCTTTAAAAAATATCCAATATCCCTCAAGAGAAAGCTCAACCATTCTTTCATTGTTCAGCTTCTTCATAAAAGGCATTTGCTTCACACTATTAACAAAACTTTCTTTTGTCTTGTATGACCTAGCATACTTGCGGATTAACAGGGCATCTCTATTTGTCATCTTTTTTTCCATGAAAAACTAATACAAAAGACTCACATTCTTTGTTTGGACAAGATAAATTAGTCTCAATTAAATGGTCGTTATCTTCTTCTGTGTCGTGGTCTCCACCCCAAATTAATTCTGTATCACAAACATAACATTTCATTTTATTTTCTCCCTCACAATAAAAAACCAAGTGTCAATATCAACCTCACAAACAAGGTCTTGTGCACCAGAAAAATTATGTTCAAAAACATTTAATCGTAGCACACATTTAATAGGACAATTATTATATTTATAAATAAGAACTGGCTCCCTGTCTCCGCAATTACTTATAGTTTGCTGCCACCAACTTTCTTTATAACTATTAGATCCAGACTTTTGATATGCTTTACATTCAATACTCCAACCAGGTATTTCTATATCAGCACCACCAACTTGATACTGGTCCAGGTTTCTCTTGGCTTCGTAACCCAAAGAATCTTTAATGAGAGAACAAATCTTTCTCTCAAAAGCTGCACCTTTATCCCTGCTGTTTGCCAATCATCTTCTCCTGATGCTCTTTCATAAAAAACAAACTACTTTCTTGAAAATGATAAATATTAACTAATCTTTTAGAAGTTTCTTTCCAAGTGTTTTTATAACTAATGCCATGTCTTTGCCCTAATTTTTTCCAACCAACTGATTTCCAAAAAAAATTTGATTCCAAATCATCAGCACAACCGCACATAAAATCTTGTCTATTGATAATTTTGCCATGATTTATACCAGCTTGTAACAATGCTTTTCCTCTTTCAATTAATCTAGCATCTTCTTGAATTGCAATTTGATTTACTTTCGCCCATTTGCCATAACTCATAAGCAAAAAACCAACTAAATCATTGTTTTCAACACATACAAATAGTCTATCGTTACAAACATCAGACCATCTTTTCCCAGTTTTTTTACCAGTAATTGCAGATTCGTAAGCTATTTTTGGAATAAAACCAAGAGCATGACTTTCTTTTTTTGATAAAGATACAACAAATTTTAAGTCTTGTATCGTTGCAAGTCTTACAATCATCTCCCTACCATCTTCTCCTGATGCTCTTTCATAAAGTCATTTGCCTTTACCTGACCTTGTGTTGCCATCTCTATCTTATTTAAAGACTCTGGTCTGGGAAACCTCTCACATTTTAATATCCGACAGATAGTGCTTCTCTTTAAGTCGCATAATTTAGCAAACTTATATTGAGAAATACCCTTTTGTTTTAAGTAATCTTTTAAATACATAAATTATTATTAATATATAGTTGACAATAAAGCAAGTATAAACTATTTATATTTATAAGATGTTATGAAAGGGGTTTGAATGACATTACCACAATACAGAGAAAAGTTAGGCAGTTACCACGAATCAGCAAGTAATGGTAATATACCTAAAGACCAAATGGCATTGAAGTTATATTGCCGTTCACAGCTTAAAGTTTCTTTTCCAGATGCAGCACGAATGATGTCTGGTAGAATTGTTCAATCAGGCGTAGACCACCACAAAGGTTTAATAGATTTTAGTCCAATACAAGGACAACAAGAGGGTGTTGAGATAAATGAAGCAATAAGACACGCATTGACAGATTATCAACTATACAACCCTCGTACCTTTGATGACGGCAAAGACAAGGAGGAGCTAGAAAACTTCCAAGAATACATACCAGATATGATAAAGGTAGCCGTTGAGGGATTGAATGAATATTTCCAGAATGTCAACACTATTGATGGAGAGTATGACAAAGAATACAAAGAGCCAAGAATAGATGTTCCTATATTATTATATCAGGATTATTCAGGTGGTGGTAAACAGATAGACTTAAAATGTCATTTACCATTACGAAACCCACCAAAGAAAGATGGTACAAGAACCTGGAGAGTTCCTAAACCAAAAACAGAACCATCAGATAATTGGGTTAAGCAACAGGCAGTTTATTGGAAAGCAACAGGACAAAAACCAGCTTTACTTTCTGTTACTGCATCAGATTATAACATCATAGATGAAACGAATTGTGAGTTATTACAAGAAGATAATCTTCAAATAGCTTATAATGAAATGGTAAAATCTTGGGAAGTTACCCAGAATTTACTGAAAGCAAGCAATGGTTCATGGAAAACTTTATGTAGTATTATTCAACCAGACATGAATGAGATAGCTAGGATGCACGGACCAGAGTTTGTTCAAATCGCAAAACAACTTTGGGAGTATTAAATGACAGAACTATATAAACTTTACAGAAATGATGCTGATACAACTAGCATTGAAGCAGTTGAAAGCATTGATGTGTCAAAAATGGAGAAAATTGTCTATGAAGTTATAGATAATTACGGACAATCTGGGTGCATACAGGATGATGTGTTAAAAAAGTTACCTCAATTTAGATATTCATCCATTACTGCTCGTTTTAAGGCACTAGAGGAGAAGAACTTGATTGTTAGGTGCGATACCACCAAAAAAGGAGACTCTGGTCGTAGTCAGCGTTATATGATGTCTAAAAGATATTACGATTTAGAGGATTTAACAGAAGAAGAAAAATTACAAGGGATGTTAGGGGTATAAAATGGATTATAATGAAAGAGAGCAGAGGTTAGACCTATTGCAAATAAAGTTAGACAAGATAGAAGAAGAATTAAAGTCTATTCAGAAAGAAAAGCAAACTCTTTTGGAGAGTTTAAATCATTGTAACATTTTGTTAGAAAAGTTTACAGGAGAGAGCAATGACTAACCTAAACAAAACTATGGATGCAGTAGCAGAACTGCACAAATCGCATGGTGTAAGACAAAAAGGTGGTAAACTTTATACACAGGTTGTTCACAGAATGGAAGCGTTTAGAAAGCAACATGGCACAGAGTTTGGTGTTGATACATCTATACTTGTAAATGACGGACAAAAAGTTGTAGTAAAAGCAATTATAACAGACAAAGATAGTCGTATAGTTGGTGCTGGTATGGCTGAAGAAATACGAGGGCAAGGTCTTGTCAACACAACATCTGCATTGGAAAATGCTGAAACATCTGCTATTGGTAGAGCATTAGCTAGTCTTGGACTTGCTGGTGGTGAGTATGCAAGTGCAAATGAAATGGATGCAGTTGTTCGCAAAACTGATGTCATTAAAGAGACACCTCAAAAAGAGGTAAAGAATGAGGTGGTGGAGCAAACCCCAGATAAAACAACTCCACCATCTCAACCAAAAGATGCGGTTGAGGATTACGAAAAAATAATTAATCGTATTAAGCAAGCTAGGTTTGTAGAGAACAGAGAAGCAGGTCAGTTAAGGTTATTACAAGAGAGATTTCAAAAAGATTATGAAGGTGTAATAATGAAACTACCAAAAGAAATTCAACAAAAAATATTAAAATTATTTACGGATGCTGAAAATCAATTAAAATCACAAATAAGGAGATAAAATGGCTAATCAATATAAGAAAGTATTTACCTGTAAGTTATTTGAAAACGACAGGATTATATCTAACAGAACACATAGCAACAGTAATTGGGTTCCTATGGTTGGAGGAGAAAAAGCAGATATTGTTTTAAAAGAAGGCAAAAGGTATTCTGCAAGTTTATTTAAAAATGATAAAGGTGGACTTGATTTTTCTTTATCTGAAGTAATAAACACATACGAAGGCGAGATGGACTCCATATCTGAAGCAGTATCGCAACCAGGCATGAAATCCATAGCTGAAGTTATGGAATCTAATCAAGTTGAAGAAAAGAAAGAAGAAGAAAAGAAATTAGATGGAGATGAAATTCCTTTTTAAGACTTTTTTTTAGATTTCTTTTTAGTTTTTTTTACAGAGGTAGACTTTGGGGGTCTGCCTTTTTTACTTCCGTATGTTCCTTTACCCATTGGCATAGCTTTATCCTTTCTTATTTTTATTGCGGTTAGAAATTGCTTTAGCTTTTCTTTTAGCATCTGCTTTACTACTTGCACCCCATGCACGAAGCGACAAAAGTAATCTTGTAGGTTTCCCATTCTTTTTTTCAGGTCCACGCATACCTCCCATTCTAGCGAGAAAACTTGCTCGTCTTGGATTATCTCCCTTTTTAACAGGAGCTTTTAATTTACCACCTTTATAACTAGCACGACCTTTGGCATTGAGTCCGCCTTTAGGATTCTTGCCTTCTTTTCTTTGCCATGCTGGAGTTCTAGCCACTACTTACATTCCTCATTCTTTCACATAATCTTTCTGCACGATTAGTAACTTGTTTATACCATTTGCTATCTTTCATTTGATTAGCAGCTTCTTCCCATTCACGATTGTCTACTGCTCTTTTCATTTTGTGAAAGCGAGATAGTCTTGGTCTACCCATGTTAAACATCATATTAGCTATTATGTGTTGAGCTTCCTGTGGTAATTCGTCAAAGTCATAATACAACTTTTTGCACTCATCTATTGTTACTTCCATATCCTGTTCAAATAATTCGTAAACTCTTTCTTCACCTATCTCTGTTCCTACTTCTAACTCATATTCAGGGTCAGAATCTTTAATTAAATGTCCTATACCACAAGTAGGTAATCCAAGATAATCAAGATAGATTTCATACTTTACGCCTTCATCTACTTTTAATTCTTCTCTTAATGCTACTGTATTCATTTTCTTTTCTTTGCAGTTTTAGCTGATTGTTTAAATGCTTTAGCTGTTGGAGCACCTTTACTACCAGGTTTCCGCATTTTTTCTTTGCTTCCTGCTTTTATTCTTTTTCTTTTAGCATGAATATTGGCGTATAATCCCTTTTTCTTTTTCATTTGCATCTCCTTCAGTTTCGTATTCTATAACACCTCTGCATTTATAACATATATAAGTGCCGTCTGGTTGCTTTTGCAATGTGTAAGCAATACACAATGGACACATTTTATCTTTTTCTTTTCCCAACGCCTAACAACTCACAATGTTTCATATAAAAATAATTACCTATTTTATTAAAGAACTTTGATAAACTCAAATAAAAACTAATCATTTTGTTATCTTCTTATATTTTTCAAAAGTACGAAGTCCGCCCAATCCAAGCATACCCATAAGTACAGTCATTAAACTTCCCATGTCAAAGGTAGGCAATTCTGGTATATTTATTTTAAGATAAGCACAAACAAATATAGTTACTGGTGCAAGGACAAAGTGCCAACATAAAGCAATTCCGCATGTCCATCCGATAAAAGGTCTCCACCCTGCAACAAATATAGACTTATGTTGTGCTTCTGCTTTGTTAATTTCAATTTGACCTTTAGCTAATTCCTGTGCATGTTTCTCTGCCATAGTAGCCAAGTCATGTGCCAATTTATTCTTGACATCTTTATCTTCTATGAACTTTCCAACAAGTTTACTTACTGGACCTATTAGTGC